CAGTTTTTTCGTTGTAGGTACCATGCTTCCACCAGGCAAACCAAATTCGCGTTCGGCCTCGATGCCATCTGGCGTACCGCTGATAATTGTATGCGCGCCAGTGAAGGAAGGCGCACCCTTCGCCCAGATTCACGGCCGCGCCGCCTCGCGTTCACACTCCAGCGCAGCGACGTACGCATTTGCGAGCAACTGGAGATGCCGCGCGAATGTCAGTTCGCCGTTGGAATCCTCGTCGCCCTCGAAATTATTGAGATACCTCACGCGATCTGCTGCAAATGGCGCGCTCGTAATCTCCCGCAGAGCATCCCGAAACCCTCCTGAGGTGATCGAGCCACTGTACAGCCGGACGCGGAGCCCCCGAGAATCCGTAGCGCCCCGGATCGCGATCACTGCCTCTTCAAGCAGGTGCAATTTGCCCGGCGACGTCTTCGGCAATTTCGGGAAATCGTCCCTGAGGATCTCGTTCGATGTCATAGAGATCGCGCCTCCCAGCCTGAAACGGGCCGGTCAGTCCCGACGTACACGGTATTGCGAGGGAGGCGTAGCGCGTAATTTATCACGGCCGCGCCGCCTTAGCCTTCTCCAGCCGCCCCAATCCTCCCCCTGATCCCACATCGATCGGATAGCCCTTCGGATTCAGAGGTTTTCCGCCACCCTTTTCTAGCGTGCGACCACCCGCCTTGCGCATCATCGGCGCGGGCGCACCCGGTGGCATGACGCCCGGAGCCATCGGAGCGGGCGGCGGAGCGCCCTGATGCATACCAACAGGCCCACGAGGAGGAGCGGCCGGCGGCGGCATCGGCGGACGAGCCTGTGCGCCTGCGCCCTGCGGCGCGATGATGATGTTGACGTTGGTCCCTTTCTTCGCGCGGCCACCGCCCTTGCGCGCGAGACGGCCCGCGACCGGACGTGTGCCGTCATTGATTGCCGGGCCGCCCCGAGCACGCCCTACGCGGCCACCCGAGCACTTGGCGCAGCCGCAGCCACTTTTGTGGATCACCTCCTTCACGAGTTTGCGATCCTGAGCGGCGTCCTTGTGCACTCCGCCACCATCGGCTCGCATCATCGGACGAACGGGCATCGGCCGCATGCCTGGGCGCATCATCGGGCCGCCGGCAAATTTATGGGCCCGGCCGCCGGATTTCATGCCGCCGTCGTGTTTGTAGCCAGCGCGATCTTCGTTCGCGGCTTTCACGTCGCGGTTGATGAGGGAATTGGCGGTCAGCCCCCCCGAGGCGCGCGGCTTGCGGTCGGCACGCGACGGGGCGGCTTCGCCGGCCACTTTGCCACCGCGTTTGAACTGGCGGCGGGAGATCGGGCGCGGGCCGGTCTGGACTTCGCCGAGTTCGGGTCCTTCGGGCGAATACCCAGAAGCGTCTACCCGAGCGCGCGGATCGGGTTGGATGAGGCGTTGCGCCTTGGATTTCGCTTTGGAGCGAGCCTCTTCCGACATCGTGCTCATGAGTTTTCCTTGAAGCGCTCGGCCCGCACGGCCGCCAGGGCTTGGTCTATCTCGGACTCGATTTGCTCTGCCGGAACTGACGCGTTGCGCGCATGGACCTCCTGTACGGTCTGATCGAACACGGTCCACGGATCGAACGGACTGCTCATGAGTGCCTCACAGTGTATCGCCAGAGCCTACGCCCGCGATAGTTCACTTGAATAGTCCCTTGAAGGTATCGTTGATGATATTCCGTGTCTTGGCGCCCGCGCCTGAGACGCTCACCTGCTTGCCGGATTCGCCCGCAGTCGGGGCTTTAATCACGTCTCCCGCAAGCGCCAGCGCCGTCTCCCGCTCCTTCGCCAGCCGATCCTGATCCCGGTTGTGTCCCTCGGTCGCTGCCTCGCGCTCGCGCACGGCAACCTCGCGCTGCCGCGTTTCGGCGTCCATCAATTTGGCTTTGGCGTCGATCATGTCGACTGGGGTCATTGGATCTGGCCCAGCAACGCCAGTCGGCTGCTCCTGCTTGGGAGTGTAGTGTCCAGTATCGACCTTGGCCTGCACGTCCTTATCGCGAGCCTGCGCCTCGATGAGTCGCGCCTGTGCTTCCGTCGTCTTCGCGGCGGTCACCTCCTGCTCATTCTTCATCTCTGCCTGCATCTGCACCAACTGCGGCGGGGGTGCAGCGCGGGCCTGTGGCGGCACGAAGAACTCATCCGGATTCGACCAGCCGATCGCCTGCAGGGCCGCCATGTGGACCTTGATCGGGTCGTAGAGCGTCGGCGCGGCGTTCTGAAGCTGCATCAGCGCCTGAATCTTCATGATGCGCTGCCCGCTGCTGGATGTGTTCGGATCCGCTTGGGGCACCAGATTGCAGTTATTCAGTGCGGCGAGGAATTTCTCTTTGTCCCACGGGGTTTTGGACTTGCATCCGCGCTGATAAAACGACTCCGGATGCTCGCGGAACTCGCGCTTCAGGAGTTGGAATTCCTCGGCCTGAGCACTGTGCATGCGTTTGTGCACCGCGTTCATGACCTTGATGGCCTGGTCGATCATAGCCATCACGGTGCCCACCGGGACATCCGCGCGGCCCTCCCCAACCTGCACTTCGGCCGTGCCACCGATGCGGCGGCCGGTCTCGGCCATGTTCTCGACGAGTTGCATCTGCGCGGGCATTTGCTGCGTCGAGTACGGCAGCGGCATCACCGCGTCTTTGATCGGCACGCCGTTGGTCTTGATCGGCGCGCCACCACCGGGGGGCACCCGGAAAATGTTGGTGTTCTGGCGCCCCCCGATATCCTGCATGAGAAAGCCAGGGAAATTCGCGTACATGCCGCAGTCGAGCATCTCGCGCCACGCCGCGGTGATCGCATTCGTGGTATTGCCGAGGATGTGTAACAACCCGATGTCGTAGAACCCCATGCCGGGCACGAACGGGAACTTTACGAAACGCTTGCGGGCGACCGGCAGCTCGCCGTCGGTCTCGTCGTAATTACGCTGAATCCGCAGAATCACCCGATCGGACACGTCGATCGTGACCACGTAGGGAATTTGCAGGCCCGTGGTCTTGCCTTTGTGTTTGTGCTCGAACCCTGCGATATCGAGCTCGCAGTACACCTCGTAGATTTCGCGTTCGCGGTCTTCGGGGCGACGCATTGTGTTTTCGGCGATGCCTTGCTGCGCCTTTTCCTCCTGCTGAAGCGCGTCCGCCTGGGGCATCCGCGCATCGCCGAGGGTTACGTCGCGATAGGCGCCTAGGATCTGCATGCGCTTCACGACCGACGGCCGCATCATGGAGCGGTGCGTGACGCGCTGTGCGTTGGCGAGATCGGTAGCGGACTGATTCACGATCAGGTCATCGGCATCGACCGATTCGGACACCGGACGCCCACGCAGCGGACATGTGTAGACCTTTTTGAACCCGTCGCCGCCAAACCCGGTCATGAACAGCATGCGGTCCGTGTCGGGGTAGTACTCGGTCGCCACTGCCGTGAGGTAGTGGTTCATGTCCTGCTCGAGCGCGTTGGCGATCTGGTCCTCGAGGAGCTGCGGACTCGTACTGTCGTTGCGGATCTTGACCGGACCGTCAGTCGGTAGGAGTTCGCTGCGGGCATTCGCCTGGAAGCGCAGGACAGCGTCCAGGAGTAGAGGATGACGGACCTTGCTCATGCCCTCGACGGGGGCGCCGTCTGAGGCGCCCTGGACGTTCGGCAGCTCAATCTTGAGACCAAGCAGCTTCACGCCATGGGCGCGGTCCTCAATCCATTCCATCCGGGACTGGAGGTCATCCGCAACACCCTGAAGCAGCTCCTCGCAGATGCGAGACAGCTCGTCGTTATCGATACGGCCGTTATCGGCGAGGTTGCCGAACCATTCAAGGGGTTCCTGGTTCGCCGGCTCGCCCAGCGGTCTGCCGTCCAGCGACACGGTGATGGAGCCGTCGCCGTGCTCGATTTTGACGATGGCGCCTTTGTTGTCGATAACCGGCGTGTCGTCGCCGTCCGGGGCGAGTTCGACGGTGACGTTGGCGGGTTCAGGCGCTGTCGGGTCGGGAATGCCGACGAGGCGCAGGTTGGCATTGGAAAGGCCGGCTAGGCCGGTCATGGTGGGTAGGTCCGAGCGTAGGCGACAGTCGACTCGGCCAAGCGGAGCGCCTCTTTTACTGCGCCGATTCCGGAAAATTTGAAGGTCTCATCTCCGCGTTCAAGAATTATCGTGCCGGTGTTGAATGACGCCTCACGAACCGTGAATCCCAGTTGCTTGGCGATTTCGGCCGGGAGCATCGCGCTCATTGCGCCACCTCGAAACTGCGGCTCAGTTCATCATGCTGACGCTGCAGAAAGTCCCGAATCTGATCGTACTCCCCCTGCGTGATTGTCCGATCAGTTGCGAAAACGTCTGGGCTCGTATCCCAGACTTCGACGCGACCGGCCGGCAGATCCATGATGGCGTGGCCGCTCACCGCGTCTTACTCCTGACGCGTGCCGCATTAGGGATCTCGACGGCCACCGGCTTGAACAAATCCTCATCCCGCGAGCAAATCGCCGCGTCTGCGACGGAGCCTAGCCTGTCGACAACCTTCATGCCCGCGACTTCCTTGAGACCGCGTGCCTCCAGTGCAGCACGAATCGGCCCATTGACGTGGATACATGTGGGCGGAACGCCGCACAGCCGCTCATAACCCTGGCGCGCCTCGATGATGCGGCGGATCAAGTCCGTGTTCGGATCGCTCGCGAAGATTGGGCTACTTACAATGGTCATTTCGGCACTGCGAAGGAAGCCATCAGGGCATTGTCGTAGAGCGCGTTGATCGCCGCCAGTTCTTCGGCCGCGGCATCTCGTACGGTGCCATCGGGATTGCGGACTAAAGCCGACGCCAGACCATAGGTCTCGTGCGTGTATTCCAATTTCGGGTCGGTCATCCCATCCTCACTCGCGGCACAACTGTCGCTACGTTATCCCGCAATGGACCTGGGGGGCTGAATTCGCGGATAAATAGCTCCAATCCTTTCATGGCGCAGCTATCCGCCGCTGACTCCACATCCGCGCCCCGCGGCCCGATCACGTTGTATACACGTCTAAATGCATGTGGCGGCTGGCCGATAACAGTCACCAGAAACCGCCAGGGCCGCTCGACCAGGGAAGCCAGTTCGACGGTAGCCTCGCAGCGCGGGGTGACGTTTTCGGGGGCGATGAGCATGGCTTAGCTTAGCCCAGATCCGGCTAGACCGGATACAGGGGCTCGTCCTGGCCGCGTGGGTACACCTTGCGCTCCTCATTCTCGGCCTCCCGCTCCGGCTGCCGGACGAGCAGGCCCATGTCGCGCAGTTTGCGCAGGCCCATGGAGGTTAGATCAACATACTCGTCGTGTTTCCCTTTGGGAAATTGACCCACCTGAGTGATAACTTTCTCCGCCCATGCCTTATCAGGCACGTGGATCATGCCCTCAGCGAAGAGATGCTGGACGGAGTACAGCCGCGCCATTTTATCCTGATTCTTTGGGTCAAATAGTTCAACGCCGAATCGCTCGCGACTGTAAAGACGTCGGATTTCCTGATAGACCGAAATGCCAGAGGCCTTATTCTCAATCACCAGATGGTTGACCTTATATTTCAGACATGTGGCCGCGACCTTGTTGACGAGATCGTGCAATTCGAGTCGCTCGTCCCATGCGTAGGCAAGAATCACTTTCGGGGCCAGCTCGGAATAGGAGCCATTCATCTGCACCGGTGTGCCGCTGGAATCTACGATCCTGCTAATTCCCCGGGGTTTGTCGTCGGAATATATCATCCATACCATCATGCCGGATGGATCGTTGGCTTTGTCCTCAGTATAGGCTGTATCGACTACGCCAAGTACAAAATCAACATGCTCCATATCATAGTCATCTCTCCACAACTTCCACCAATCTCTTTTTATAATTCCGCCCCCGCGCGGCTCAGGACGCTGCTGCATCTGTCCCGCGAATGTGAAGGGTCCCATCGTCAACTCAAGCCGTTTCAGGAACGACTCGCTAAACCTCTCTGGCCAAAGCAATTGTCCCAATTCTGTTCGAGGATCTTTCCAACCCAACACCGTATGAAATGACCTCTCCGGCTCATAGCGCGCGGGCAAGCACAAGTGCGTCCAACCGTCAGCCTCGTGTTCCAGAATATGCCCCGTCAGATCATCTTCGCCAAGCCGCTGCTGAATGATGATAAAAGCGCCATTTTCAGGGTCATTCAAGCGTGTCGGCATCGCGGTCGTCCACCAATCTATGGTGGACTGAGTGGTTGCCTCGCTCTCAACATCATTCGCAGCGTTGGGATCATCGATGCAGATGATATTGCCGCCCTCACCGGTAACGCCCGCGCCGATTGAGGTTATGAGACGGTCGCCCGCTTTATCGTTCGTGAAGCGCGACTTCGTGTTCTGGTCTGTCGTGAGTTGGAATCGATCGCCCCAACGCTTCTGATACCAGGGCGACTCAATCAGGCGCCTGCATTTGACCGAGTCGCGCAGAGAAAGCTTGTCCGCGTAGGATGCGTACAGAAACGGCACGCCCGGGCCGGATGTTGGCGTTTTTTCTGGCTGTGCCCACGTCCAGGCGGGAAACGCGACCGAGACGGTGTTGGATTTTCCGATGCGCGGCGGGCAATTTATGATCAACCGCTTGATCTGACCATC